GCTAGAGCTGTATTAACACTTTTAGCCGATATGACTGGTGACGGTATTGTTGGAGACAACACCTTAGAAGGTAATGAAGAGGCACTAAGAGCTTTCGACATCGTCGTAACAATTGATCAATTAAGATTTGCAAACAGACTTTCGGGTCGTCTTGCTGATCAAAAATCAGTTGTAAACTTCAGGGAACATTCTAGAGATGCACTTGCTTATGCAATGGCTGACAGAATGGACCAATTAGCGTTCCTTACTTTAAGTGGTATTGGATATAACCTCAAGAACAATGGTGCTCTAAGACCATCATTACTTTCAGGTCAAAATCTAAATGACTTAGAGTTTTCAAGTAATGTAACTGCTCCAACTTCTAATAGACATAGAAGATTTGATGCTACAAACGGTATCGTAGCCGGTGATGTTACTGCAACTGTTGCAGCTGACAAACTAAGCTATGGCGCTATTGTTGATCTAAAAGCTTATGCTAAAGATCAGTACATCAGAGGGCTAAGGGGTGCGGGTAATGACGAGATGTTCCATCTCTTCGTAACTCCACAAGTAATGGCTGACCTTAAACTTGATTCAGATTTCTTGGCTAACGTCAGAAATGCTGGAATCAGAGGACCTCAGTCAAGCTTGTTCTCGGGCTCTTCAAGTCTAATGGTTGACGGTGTTATGATTCACGAGTTTAGGCACGTGTTTAACACTACGGGCGCTACAACTGGCACATCATCAAATGCTGGTGCTGCTGGGTACAAATGGGGTGCTGACGCTGATGTTAACGGTTCTGCATGTTTATTCTGCGGTGCTCAAGCATTAGCTATGGCCGACATTGGTATTCCTGAAATAGTAGAAGACACCTTCGACTATGGCAACCAAAACGGTATATCAATTGGTAAGATATTTGGTCTACAGAAACCTAAGTATCATTCAGATGTCACAGGACAGTCTGAAGACTTCGGTGTTATTAGATTAGATGTAGCATACTAATTGTGTTATTCTTTATGGGTGGCTAATTAGTAGTCACCCATATTTAGGAGAAAATTATGTGGATAGTATCAAACGAAGATAAGTCAATAGCCTCTACCTGGGGCGCAGTAATACATTTAAAAGCAAACGAACCTAGACAAGTCGGTGATGACTTAGGTTTACTATGCTTACAAGCGGGATGTACAGAAGTTAAAGGCGGAATTCCTGATGTAAAAGTAGAAGAAGTTCCAGAACCCGTTGTTGAAGAAGAAGTTTCAATAGAAGAAACGGCCGTAGTAGAAGAGCCTAAGCCAAATCTTAAAGGCATGAGTAAAATCGAGCTTGAGGAATACGGCCGTACTATTGGCATTGAGTTAGATAGACGTAAGAAAAAAGCAGACCTTATTGCAGAAATAGAAGACTGCCTACACTAATATCAAGGTAAACCGTGGGCACGCTAACAGAGACTAACTTATTAGCTAGAATAAGAGACACCCTACAAGATACCACTAGTGTTCGTTGGTCAGATGCTGAATTGCGTCGCTACATTAATGACGCTCAACGAGAAATCGTTAACTTCAGACCCGAAGCCTCTGCTAAAACAGCAAACGTAGCTTTAGTGGTAGGGACTAAACAAACCCTACCCACCGAGGGGTTGCGATTAATTAAAATAACTAGAAATATGTCTAGTGCAGCCGCTGATGCAACTGGCAAAAGGGCAGTTAGGTTAGTTAACGCTGATATTTTAAACACGCAAGACCCTGATTGGCATGATCCCACTGTAACGGGGTCTTCTGCACATGGGACCACTGTTAAAAACTATATATTTGACGAAGACGACCCACGAAATTTCTACGTTTATCCAGGAGCGTCTAGCACAAGTACTTTTTTAGAGATTGTTTATTCGAAGTCTCCTACAGATTTAACTACAGGTAGTAGCACTATTGATATAGATGATACTTATGCTAACGCGATTATAGACTTCGTGTTGTATAGGGCCTACCTGAAAGATGCAGAGTACGCAGGAAATGCACAACGAGCAGGTACACATTACCAGCTTTTTCAAGCAAGCATAGGCCAAGGCGCCCAAGCTCAACTATTATTAGACCCTAACAACGACTCAGTTTCTAACATAGGAGCTGTGTCACCCATGATGCGAGGAGCATAGAATGGCAACTTATACTTCTTTAGTAAAAGAAATCTTACCTTACGTGCCTTTGTGCCCTGATTCTTTAGTTGAACAGAACATTAGATCCGCGACTATAGAATTTTGCGAGAGATCAAAGGCTTACATACTAGATATGGACCCATTCAACACCACTGCGGGTGTTTATGAATATGATTTTGATATTCCAGTAGCTACAGAAGTACATCAAGTTTTATATATGACTCACGATGGCAATGATATGGACCCTATTAGTCCCCGTAGCCTAGAGTTAAACTATCCAGACTGGAGAAATAGAACAGGCAGCCCGCATGTTTACTTACAAAAATCTTCTAGTTTGTTTTGGATAGTGCCCGTGCCAAGCGGGTCTAAAGAAGTTATTGCTAGTGTGGCTTTAAAACCAACTAGAACCAGCAATAATATTGATAGCACTATTTCTAATCAGTATAGAGATGCAATTATTTATGGCGCTTTATATAGGCTACTTCGTATGCCTAACAGAGAGTGGACAGATATAGGTGCGGCTAGAGAATATTTAGTACAGTTTAATGGTGAAATAATACAAGCAGAACTTCGTGCAAGAGGCGGGGACCTGGGCGTAAAACGGACCGTAAAATACAAAGGAATAGGTAAGCCAAGGAGGCGCTATGGAAGATACGGAAGGGAGATCGACTACTAATGACTTTGTCGAACCAGTGCTTAGTGACATACGTTCCACGTGGAACATTGTTAGACCTGGTATCGAAAGTATATTAGCAGACAACCCAAGTCTAACCTTTATTCCCGAAGATGTTTATAGTGATTGCGTAGATGAAAGAGCGTTTTTATTTACCTCACCAATCGGGTTTTTAGTACTTACTATAGATATAGATAGGTACACAAAAGACAAGACATTGTATATGTGGATAGCGTATACTTATAAAAAAGGCGGGCATGAGTGGTTAGCTCACCAAGATTGGATTGAAGACCTAGCTAGGAAATCCGATTGTAAGTATATAGAAGCACAATCTCATGTACCTGAATTGGAACCGTATGCAATAGCAAAAGGCTGGCATACTGATACAAGGATATATAGGAGAACAGTTAAAAGTGAGTAAGCCTAAAAAGTCAGACTACAAAGCTAGCGAAGCTGAAAAGGTAAATGCTGCTGTAGCCATGCAAGACAAAGCGTTTTTTAGAGAAAACTATTTACCTAAATTAAAAACATTGGTAGATAGGTCTTTTACTGAAGAAGATACTTTAATCTCTCAAGGTGAGGGCAGAGCCCAAGCTGATACGATGCAAGCCCTTACTGAGAATCCAAACAGAAGAGCAGTAAGTGCAGTAGATACCCAAGCCGATTTAGCTTCTGCTGCTAGTGCGCAACAACTCCAAGGTACAGCTCAAGGACTATTAGGCTCAAGAAGTGATCAGATTGGGGGAATAAAAAGTGCAAACAAAATGGCAGCGCAAACAGCTTCAGGTTTATCTACAGCTTCTAAGATAGCTACCACTGATACTTTAAATAGAGCAAAAGCTAAACAAATACGTACCGCCGGTAACATAAAAGCTTTCGGTACTTTAGGACAACAAGTTGGTAAAAATGTCCAGCAGTATAGAGCGGCAAAGGTATATGATAAAACCCAAGAAGGCAAACCAGATGGTGGTAACCCACTTAATCCTAGTGATAATCCATTTGACATAATATTTGGTCGAAGTATTGATATAGGATAAACAATGTCTTTATTAAGTAATTATAACAACTTAAAAACTACTCAAGACTTTGCAGGCGCGTTGCCTAATGTAGAAAACCCAGATAAAGCATTTGCTGACATAACTCGGCAAGATTATAACGATTATATTGGGAACTTCAGGGATCCTGAAAAAAAATTATTGAGTATGACTGACGATACTACGCTCATTGATAGGGCTAGGCAAACTGCACCCCAGCAAGCAGAGATAGCTGCGGGGGTACAAGCTCGTAACTTAGAACGGTATGGAGGTGCGGGGTTATCCCAAGCACAACTTCAACAACAGCAACGAGCTGCGCAAAGGGGCGGGCAGTTATCTTTTGCAAACACTTTAAATAATGCTAGGGTTCAACAAAGGTCAACAAACCAAGCGTTATTACAAGAATTAATTGGTATAGGCCAAGGCGTTAATGCTAGGGCTTTAGAGGGGTTAGGCACTGCGGCCCAGGGTGAAGTGCAAAGAAGAGGAGCATACAAAGGCGCTAAAGCTAACTATGCTTCGCAAATGACTAATATGGGAGCCTCCGTATTAGCCGCATTTTTAATTTAACATGCCAACCTTATCAGACATACTTACCGCCCAAAAAATAGGTTCTCAGATTAAATCACAAAATGATTCAACAGCTGCACAAGTTATTGAAACTGTAGCTCCGTACGTTGAATATCTGGAGCTAGAAGATAACACAAAGTATGCACAAATGAGCGAGGATGATTTTAAACAATTACTCGCAGAAGAAGGTGGTAAAGACAGGTTGATAGGTATTTTAAATTCTAGTCCTATTGCAACTAGTTACAAAGATATAAATACTGGCCAAACAGAAAAAGGTAAGATTGTTGGTATAAATGAAACTGACAAAGGAATTGCTTTTGATATAGAAACTAAACAAGGCATTTTTCCAAAGACTATGGGGTTTACTAATAACCCAGAAGATATTGTTATGTTTACGAACACTGAAGGCCTTCGTACTATGGCTAATAGCATTTTGCAAAAACATTCTCATAGACTTACTGCACAAGGTAAGCCACTGGGACAAAGAGCGCAAGCTATAGCTACTTTAGATGGGATAAGAAAAAACGAATCACTTTCAATATCCGAACAATTAGAAGCAGCCGGTAGTGTGCCAGAAGCTGTAGATGTCATCGAAGGCTTAGTAGAAAATGGCGAGTTAGACCCTGCGCAGGGTTTTGAAATGTTAATTCAAATGGGGTCAGAGTTTAATGATAGTTTAGATGCGTATAGAGAAAAACTTAGAGGTGATTTAACAGAAAACAAAGAGACAAGAACAACGTTAGAAAGAGAAAGCAAACCCGTGTTTGGTACTGGCATAGGTGGGAGTATGGGAGACGGATCTGCTGGAAGACTTGGTAACCCTCTAAAAACAACTGATGGTAATACAAAAGAAGAACGAGAAAGAATTACACAATTGGAAGCAGAAGCAGGTGATTTACGAGGCCGTCTAAAAGATTCAGAAATTGTTTTCCCTGTAAATGCTAGTCCAGAGGCTATGTTTAGTTTTGTAAAACAAAACGAAGCCTTAATGGTCGAAGTAGGCGGAGATCAAAACATTTTAGATAAGGCCCGTTCTGCTTTTAACAAA